TGCCTCTTCTGTAGAGTTCTGTGTTCCAATATAAACATTAACTGTATTGCCAGAACCAGTTATTTCCATCTTGGGCCAGATAGCTTTTATACGCTTCACTGTAGACTGATCGTTCTGTTGTTGGGCAGTTATAGCCATACCAGTTCTTGATATAAACGATGTCATATCTGTGGCACCTTCTTTATTCCCAGACGCATTCCTATAAAGTTTCGTATCTGTGGGGGAAGCCATAACCAGTACATTCTCAGACTGTGACCATGTTGATGTCCAATTCCCTAATGCACTAGACCATGTTGGTATAGCTGCTGCCCATGTTGTAAACGCATTCGGGTCGTCTACTGTACCATATCCAATATGCGCCAAGTCTGGTAAATCACGAATAGTAAATGCATTACTTGTCCAGTTCCAAACTACCGCTTTATTACACTGATTACTCGCACTTTCTGGAGTTGGGAAACAGGCCCACATCTCAGTATTTCCATAATCAGCTACCACAAAAGACCTTTGAAACTTAGTTCCATCTATTTCACTAAAGATATAATCCCTTATCTTATGGGGTAAGATAGATTTTACTCTTTGCCCATCGTTGATATAGACATCTCCATTACCCAATATAAAGTGACCACCATCAAACTCAGCTACGCAGTTCTTTGCAAGAGCGCCGACTGAGGGAGATAGCTGTCTAAAAGCGAATATAAATGGAGTTCCAACATAGGTCATACTATAGATGGAATCACTCTTATAAATCATAAAGGTGTCACCAAGGGGAAGGCCGTCTAATATAACACCCTTTGTGTCAGCTAATTCGTATTCACCAGCATCTACTGTAGCACTTGTCTCATCCCATGATGCTGGAACAGCTTGGGTTGCCGCCTCTGTAGACCACTTTACCTTTTGTGGTATAGGTACACCTCCCTCAGTTAGATTAAGCGCGATTAAGAAGGATCGAAACGCCCTAACAGATACAGGATAATGAGTTGCACCAGCACCAGCCGACCAGTTAGTTAGATTAGCCATGACTGTAGATGTAGATGGTATGCCAGAAGTTAATGCCCAAAACTGTGGTTGGTCAAATCCATTTGACATAACAAGAACACCACCTAAAACAGTGGATGTCCAGCCCTCATCAGCGGTAGCATTATATGTTGCCGAATCCGTTGATCTTGTTATATCGTACCAAGTATCATTACTTGTTTTATAGACTCGTATGGAGGATAGGCTGGCTATTACCCAATACGCCTCAGTGCCATATTTAAGTTGCACAATGTGGTAAGGAGTAACAGGACAGGTAGCCATAACCTCGGCGTACCCCGGAGACTTCACTATAGCCCCATGCTCTGCCCTTACATTATTACCATCTGACCAGACATTAGGGGGTAGTTGCCAAGGGTTTATGTCCTTGACAATTCCTGTTTGCCCTACATTGTCAACAGCGATAAGAGCCATTAGGGTTTAGGATACTTGGTCTTAACAGCCTGTCTATCAGCCTCCAAGCTAATTACAGCAGAGGCTCTTTCTTCTACTACGTTTTCCCATAGGGCTACGATTAGTTCAGTTACGGATGGATATTCTGCTTGGCGATTACGGGCGTAATCTTTTGCATCATGTTCAGATTGCAATCGAGAAAGTTCCGCCTCAAGGAATTCCTGCGTAGGTTTTTCTTGGTCGCCATGTATAACAAGGTTCGCATAAACCTTGTTCGTAGAATCAGACCAGCCAAACCATTGCCCCCTGTGCAATCTTACTAATACATCTTCTATATGATCGAATCTTTCATTAACATCCATCACGTATCTCCTATTCTTGTGAACATAAAGGATGTTTCTACATACCCATCAGGAACAGTAGTATGTCTAGTGTAAGTATTAGAGTTAGTCACATAAACCCCAAACCGAACCTTACATTCAGCGACATCAGTCACATCAAACAGATACCAACTAGAAGCACCACTATAAGTCCAGTCGCCAGAATCGAATAAACTAGCCTTCGCAAGGGTAGTATTAACCCAAGTAGGGCCAGTTGAAAAATCTGTGGTTGTGGTTGTCCAAATGTTGTCACCACGATCAGAATCACTATCTAAATACCAACTTCCACGTGCATAAATCCACCACATACCTGTACTTGGAAATGTAAATACCCCACTCGATTCAGTCATTGCAGAACCTATACGAGCATAATTATTGCCAGAGTATTCAACTAAATTTGATGTTATAGGATTAGCAGAGTCTTGAAATTCTGTGTCCACTACCCAAAGACTACAATCAGTAATGCCACCACTAACTGGAGCAGCCCAAGCATTATCTCCCCTTAAAAACGTACTTGAAGAGGCTGTACCAGTTGCAGATAACATTGCAATGTCTACCGCATCAGTTGCAATAGTCAGGGCTGTAGCCCCTGTTACATCGCCTGTATGTGTGGCATTGGTTACTTTGGCTGTATTAGCAGTAATCTCAGTATTGATTGAGTTAGCCAGTTTTGCAGCAGTTACAGCATCGTCCTGAATCTTAGCAGTGCTTACCGTATCAGCAGAAGGTGCGCCAATATCTACAACGTCACCCATGAACATGACTGTTACATTGTCTGTTCCTGATGGGGTTGTTGCTGTAGTCGTTAGGGTTACGCCACTAACACTGTATGCATCCGTTGGAGTTTGCCTAACACCGTCTATGAATAAAAGAACAGATGGTGTAGTCGCAGCCTTTTTAAGTGTGAAGGATGTTCCCCCACCGTCAAATGACTCAACGTCATACGCGCCAATGTCAGGCGGTTGATTTCCTATATAGCTCATATTAGCTCCATCATGGTTTAGGGTACTTAGCCTTTACAGCCTGTCGTTTAACTTGAAGAGCGTCTAGCTGGTCATCAAGAATTGCGTGGACACATTCTTCTATTGAGGGGTATTCTGCTTCTCGATTACGGGCGTATTCTTGTGCGTCATACTCTGCTTGTAATCGAATTATCTCTGAATCAACATCAGAGTCAGATGGTTGGGTGATGTCATCGCTATACCAAGTAATAACATCATGCACATTAGTAAACTTTGCACCCGGCGAAAGCGATCTGATTGCCTCTGTTTTAGTAATCATGCTCCTATCTCCAGCGCAGTTATGAACCTACTAAACCCATCAACGGCAAAATGCACGACTGCATTATTAGAAGCCCTCATATATAGTTGGTAATCAACCTGTGAGGTTGTGCTAGGAGAATCCAAATACATGAAAGTCCACGGTCGTCTTTTGCCATCTGCTCCATTTATGTGTGCGACTGGCGATGCCGTAATGCTGGCATAACCACCACCGTCAATCTGCCTATATATTTTCAATTCCCCTGCATAAGATGTATCCCCATCAATACCGCCTATCGCAGAGCCAGCCATAATTAATATTGTGCTTGACGTACTTGTTGGGGTAATACTAACCAAAAAGTCAGAACCAGCGGTCGCATAACTGGTCACTCCATCTACATTTATTGCCCCCGTATAGCCTTGCGTTTGAACAACATTGACAAGAGTTCCACCAGATGGAGCAGCCCAGGCATTATCTCCTCTCAAGAAGGTAGTAGCATCTGCCGTACCTGTAGCACTAAGCATCGCAATGTCTACTGCGTCAACTGCAATGGTAAGTGCTGTTGCACCTGTTACGTCACCAGTATGAGTAGCGTTCGCTAAACCTGTGGCTAGTGTACCGCTTGTTACTTTTGTTATTGCCATAGTTTATACCTTTGGAAATTGCGCCTTGACAGACGCTACATGATCTTTCCATGTCGTTGTGTCGTTGACGCTATCCCAGTATTGCATATCTAGTTGGTCGCCAGTGGATGCGTATGCTGTTGCTCTGTTACGGGCATATTCTTGTTCCGCTGCTTCAGTTATAACTTGGTTATGGGCTGTCTCTATCTCTGAATCGGTAGGTTGTGGTGACCCACTTTTCCATTCGGCGATATATGCGCCAGCACCATCATCTTGTACAAGAAAATCTGTATCTGACTTAAAACCTAATTTTACTAAACCAATTGCTGAAATCATATTAAATCCCTATCATCTTATAACAACCCCAAAATGACTGATAATAAGTTGCATTCGCGGTGATTGTGAAGTTAGTTTCAGTACTAGAACTTTTACTACCTTTAAAATATAACTCTACATAATCAGCCTCAGATAAATCTAAAACAGCAGAACCAGCAAACGAGGCTTTTCTAATATAGCCAGCGTTATAACTAGTGTCATTAAATATTATCATATAACTATCATTTACCTTAGCTCTTACTACGGCTGTTGAAAAAGCGCCATTGGTTTCACAGTCAGCATGAACACAACAATAAAACATATATTTTCCAGCCTCGCCAGTAGGAACTGTAAATGTAAAATTTGTAACATTATCATAGGCACTATCAGTATCATACACCGCACTTTGGAACTCCAACTTAGTGTCAGTATCATTCGCTATAGATTGAGAACTTGTTATTCTCCAAGCCTGAAACGCCGGAGTGTTGTCTCCACCAGCAGAAGCCCAAGCATTATCTCCTCTTAAAAAGGTTGTTGAATCTGCTGTGCCTGTTGCACTAAGCATAGCGATATCAACTGCATCAGTAGCGATAGTAAGAGCCGTTGCACCAGTAACATCTCCGGTATGTGTGGCGTTTGTTACTTTAGCTGTATTAGCGGCAATAGAGGTGTTAATAGCATTGGCTACCTTAACATCAGTTACAGCATCATCTACTATCTTATCAGTTGTGACAGCACCATCAACGATGTCGCTAGACGTTAGAGCAACCGTAGGCCTTACTTTGCCCATGTAACTCATTACGTTATCTCCAGCACACCTATAACACACTGAAGGTCGCCAGTAGCTGACGCCGTAGCTGCTAAGATGTCTCCAGCCTCAAGGTTGACCGCTTTGTCTATTACAAGAGTTGAATCTCCCGGAACTGGTATAGTTTTTGCTATATAAAAATAGGTACTCCCATCATCAGTAGTGCATTCTAGTGACGCATCCACTGAGTTTGTTCCATCTACATTAGATAGATACACGGCATTAACTACCGCTTGCGTTGCTGCTGGGCAAGTGTATACAGTAGTTCGTGATGTCCCCACTGCTACTCCAGCGTTCTTAAAAGTGTTAGCCATATTAGCCTCCTAGTGCTAGAGCCATTGCCGCCGCATTATCTGCGACCTCTGTCCAATCAAATCCATATGTTGCGGTACTATCCGCTGTTAAAACCTTTCCATTAGCACCTGCTGGCATATCGAATGCCTCTTCACCACTACCACCGTTATAAGCAACTAACTGTCCAATCGTATCAAGTTGGTCCGGTGTAACTGAAGTTTCATTTTCCCACTTACTTGTGCTGGTTGAATAACGTAGAACTTGGTCATTCGCAAGTGATGTAATTAGTACATCACCTAAATCGCCAACACTAGCTGCTGCTATCCTGGCGTCTGCCCTGACATTGGTGTAATAAAGATTAGTCTCTTCTGGTACATCTGCTGTAGATACCTGATTAGTTCCTGTTCCAAAGTCTATAAGGGTGTCATCAATAGAGTCTGTAGCAATGCTAACCGCCCCGGAAGATACAGAGAAGTGATCAGAGGAGAAAGAAGCTACGCCCTTTGCTGATGTAGTAGCGTCATCTCCCGCTATAGTAACCGTTGTACCTGTTGCCGAACTATTGAGGCCCGATCCACCAAGAACTGATAGAGTATCATCATCGAGATCAATATCAATAGACCCACTGTCAGTAGTGATATCCAAGTCTTGTGCCGTAACCTGCGCGTCAACATATGTTTTAACCGCTCCTTGTGTCGGTACAAGAGTGGCACTACCTGTTGCTAAAGTTGCATTATCAATGCCAGTTACTGTAGCGCCTGTAGCTAACTCTAGGCTGGTATTAGCCTTTATGGTCGTGCCAGTAATCGCCGCAGGAGTCGTTCCACCAAGAACAGCGTCAACAGTACCAGCATTAATGTCGGCAGTGGTAGCTGTTAAGTCAGTGGTTGTAATAGCCGCAGCAACAGCCCCGCCAATTACAGCCCCATCTATTGTGCCAGCATTAATATCTACTGAGTTGCTTGTCTCAGGATCAATCGCTAGAGTAATCCAAGCATCATTAGCTTGATTCCTTATCTTCAGTAAATTAGCAGTCGTATCCAGCCAAACCAAACCCATCGACTCAGCAGCAGTGCCACCTATAGTCGGAGCAGTATCTTTCGCTATAATAACCTGAACCGCTTGGTCCGGGCCTACAGCAGTATCCGCAGTAGAGTCCGTTCCCGCTGGGAAGGTCTTCTGAAGAACTTTCTTGACGAACCTAAGAACGTCATCGCCTTCAGAAACCAGATCAGATGAGGTGGGATTTAAGCGACTAAGATCGCTAATATAATTTCCAGTGTCTAATGCCATTATGGATACCCTGTAGTGTTCATAACCCTCAACTCAGAACCTGAGTGACGGTCAAAGATGTCTCTTTCTTGTAAGTCTTGCGCTACCTTCTCTAGCATAGTAGCCCATAGCTGAACCCTACCATCGTTCATCAGGAAAGGTTCTGCTTCCAATAACGCCCCGTATAAATAGATATCTGGATTCTCTGTCAGCATTGTTTCTGTAGTATTAGAGTCAGATAGATTATCAATCTTTTTCAGATAAAGCATAGAAGTAGTATAAGCCGCATCTGGCGATGGGCCTACCCTAATCTTTCTTGTACCGGCATCAGAAAACAAAGTAAAGGCTTGCGGCCTCCCACCAGTGCTACCAGCCCACACCCTATTCATCATTTCTGGTGTGATATAAGATAATGCAACTATTGGGGAGGTCGTTAAATGAAATTCCTTCATCCCCGTAAATCCCGCAGGAAGGCTGTAATCCCTCGTACCACCAACCATCGTAATGGCTGTGCTTACATTCTCCATAAGGGATATACGCAGATTGCGATTCATCTTCGCCTCTGCCAAAGCTATGAACTCTGGTATCCTATCGCCCAGATCATCCCTGTCGAGCCAGTTAGCTACAGCGGTCTGTAGCTCGCTGTAGGTGCTAATAGCCATTAGACGTTACGGGCTGAGAAGAATACGTTCTGATTTAAGATTGGATAATTTCTTTGTGTGCGTCCTGCGACACCGAATGCGTATAACCACATAATTAAACCCTCGTTGGTGTAGTTCTAAAATATTTATTATCTGGATCGTTTAGATACTTCTTCATAAGTTTATGATCTTTCTCTATCGCCCCGTTTGTTTCTTTCATCCATTGTGTCCATACGTTTAACGGTATGGAAGCAACACGCACACCTTCACCAGCCTTGCCCGGAGTAAGTAAATCACCATAGTTGTTATAGGATTTCTTATTCTCCTCCAGAACTGGCCCTACGTCCTGATATGTATTTACAGTAAACTCTTTCTCATCCGAACTTGAATGGAAAGTAGTATGTAACATATTAGGTTGTACTTTTTCAGTCATCTTAAATGATGCCCCCGATCTTCTCCCTTTACAATTTTTTCCATACGAGATTTTGTATCCGAAAGTTTTTCCTCGAAAGTCATAGGCTTCTGTTGCTTTGCTGCTTTTTGTTTTACAGGCTTACTCTTTTTACCAGCCATAAACCTTTCCTACCTTTGAAACCTGAGCGCTTATAACATTATCTATAGACCCATTATGATCTGTATGCCCTAAAGCACCATCCTTACCCGGTCCATACTTTTTAAGTTTAGGCTCACCTTCTGAGTAAGGCGGGGGGTCCATATCAGGGCCAATAGCTGTAGCACTACCCTTGCTGGGCGGTTGTCCAATATTTGCCATCTTATTTCTCCTGTGAGGCAAAGCCCCCCGAGGGGGGCTAAACCAAAACTAATTTACTTTACACCTCTGAGCTGACCATTGCCAAAGCCATTCTTGGCGCGTAAACCGTACTCAGCAATCAAAAGCTGTTTCACACTATCGCCAGATTTGGCAAGAGTTTCTGTACGGAAAGGCCGCAAGTAATCAATAGACCACAGATCGTAGTCAAAGAAATATGCGGTCGTAGCAACTGAGAAACGGTTAGGAACAATCTTAAACGTACCAAAGTCAGTAACCAGAA